ATGGAATTAGACGTTTAAGGAAAAATAATGTCAAAAGTGTACCTAATTAAACCACTTGAAAAGAAAAGCATTTGTTGGAACATAGAACTGTTCCGAGATAATGCTGACGGGTCTACTAGTTGGGTTAATATCGAAGATCACTATCGCTGGGGTCAAGGGTTTGTTGAAGCAGATATGGATATAAATCTTCCTTACGAAGGCGCATCACAAGCACAGGCTAGAACAGATTGTGGTTGGGGATCAGAACTTGAAGATGGCGTTGCCAGCTATTTTGAATACAGCGATGATTTTACAGACGAACAAAAAGAAGCGTTTGAAACATCATATCACGAAGGTGGTGCGGCTTGGTTATTTGATGGTGAGCATGATTGGCAAGTTGAAGACGACTATCTGCTCATTAATGCTCCATATCAAATTAGCCTATGTGATGAAGACGGAACCGTAATTGAAGAAAATGTTAAACTTAAACCAAGGCCTGATCCAAGAACTTCATGGCCGTGGAGCATAGACAACCCTAAACCAGAGGATGAATAATGAACTCAGTAGATATGGCGCATGACTTAATATTTAGAGCAAAGAACTTACAAGAGTTCACTGTTGAAACCACCGTACCAGAAGATTTTCGATTTAATGGTGTAGTACCATTTGACATGACTATAGAAAATAATATAATATGTGCTAAAGTGTTTGCTGTTGATTTTAATGAAGCAGTTAAACGATTAGATGAATTTTTGGAAACTTGCAAATGAATTTTTTTAAACGAATGATAATCAATTGGGTACGTGAGGATTGGGAGAAAGTCAGCCAGCCTGTTCCAGAAGATTGCTACCCTAGTCCCAAGATGGGCCGTGGCAATACTATCAGCACTATCAGTGGTCGTAATCATATCGATAGCGAACCCACGCTTCAATTTAAAGTGTATAGTGCAGTAGGTGGTAAGATTGTAGAATTTACTCGATATGATCGTAAAAGTGATAGGCACGATCACCAAGTTTATATTATTGGCAAAGACGACGACTTTGGTGAAAAGATTGCTAAAATTTCAACACTAGAGGTTCTGCGATGAACGCACAAACACCAGCAGAAGGTATTTTAAAACACAACGATTGGGGAGACTCAAAAGTTTATCGTGTTACGTGCGAGTGTGGAGATAGCAGTCACGAACACAACGTATGGGTAGAAGCTGATGATCACGACATTTCAGTTACTATCTATACTACAACTAAGACTAACTTTTGGTCTAAAACACGTTGGTATCATATGTGGACTTTACTAACTAAAGGCTATATTGATACAGAGTCAACAGTATGTTTGAAGAAACAGGGCGCTTTGAACTATGCAGAAACATTAAAAAGTGCTATAATAGATGTAGAAGATTTTAGGAAAAAGAATGAGCAAAATAAAAATAGCTGAGTTATTTTATAGTATACAGGGAGAGGGTAGATATATGGGAGTGCCCAGTGTGTTCCTTAGAACTTTCGGTTGTAACTTTAAGTGTGCTGGTTTTGGTATGCCACGTGGTGAAATGAGTCACGAAGCAACTGACATTGCGGCAACACATACTATGATTAAGTCTTTTACAAAGTATGAAGACTTGCCATTAGTTAGTACAGGCTGTGACAGCTATGCCAGTTGGCATCCCGACTTTAAAGAACTTAGTCCAATGCTAGAAAGTAATGCCATTGTAAATCGTATTATGGAAATACTTCCGCAGGATCATTGGAAGGATGAACATTTGGTTATTACTGGCGGTGAGCCTTTGCTAGGTTGGCAACGTGCTTATCCAGAGTTATTAGATCATCCTAAGATGGCTGGCCTAAAAGAAATTACATTTGAAACAAACGGTACTCAAAAGCTAACAGAAGAATTTAAAGAATATCTAGTAAAATGGCAAATGCCTAATTTAGATTTTGCTAGAGAAGTTACATTTAGTGTAAGTGCTAAACTTCCATGTAGTGGTGAGAAATGGGAAGAAGCAATACTTCCAGAAGTAGTTTGTGAGTACGAGGACTTTGGCACAGCATACTTGAAATTTGTTATTGCAACAGAACACGACTTTGCTGATGCAGAACGTGCTGTTGTTGAATATCGTAAAGCAGGCTTTCGAGGACATGTTTATCTAATGCCAGTGGGCGGTGTGGAAAGTGTCTACGCATTGAATAATCGTAATGTAGCATTATTAGCAATGAAACATGGACTAAGATATAGTGATCGATTACAAGTGCCATTATTTAAAAACGAGTGGGGCACTTAATGGCCAAGTTACTTGTTTTAGGTTGTGGTAAAAAAGAACGTCCAGGAAACCCTGGAGACACTATTATAACGGTTGACATTAATGAAAACGTTGGTGCAGATGTAGTACACAATCTTGACGTGTATCCTTGGCCGTTTGAAAATAATGAATTTGATGTTGTTCATTTAGACAACGTGTTAGAACATCTAAACGACATTGTAAGAGCAATGCAAGAAATACACCGCATATCCAAAGCAGGTGCAACTGTAACTATTATTGTTCCCTACTTCCGTAGTAAATGGGCCTGCGTTGATCCAACACATAAACATTTCTTTACCGCAGATACACTAAGTTACTTTGTCAAAGGGCATGTGTATCATGAAAGATATGCTTATAGCGATTTTGCATTTATAATGCATAGTAAAACATTTAATGAAGGTATTGATCAAACTTGGTTTCAAAAGTTACTAATTCCATTTGCTGAAAAACATATGGAATTTTATGAAAACAAAATTAGTCCAATATTTCCATTAGAAACACTAACGTATCACATGGAAACTGTAAAATGAATAAATTTATTGAAAAATTGTTTGGCATTGATAAAATAAAAGCCAAAATCGAAGCTAGTTTAAAACAAGCTGAAGATGCTATGGAAGTGGCCAAAAAAGCTACGACTGCCGCAGAGTTAGCTCAAAAAGCAGAAGAAACTGCTAAAATGACACCAAAAGAACGTGCTACTGCCAAAGGTGAGCCGTGGGTTGCCGTTTTGGATACTCATGTTAACAAAGATAATATAAGAAATGGCTTTTTTGAGCTTGACTGGAACGCCGAGTTTGTAGTACAATTAAAGCAAGCAGGATACGGATTTGATGGAGATCCAGAAGAAGAGATTGTGGATCGTTGGTTTAAAGACCTAGCTCGAAACGTATTAGCCGACGAAGGTCAAGACATCAATCGTGGTGCTGGCTTTATTAATGTTAACAAACTTGCCGGTGGCAAAGCAGAGGTAAAATGACTTATATTTTAGTTGATACAGCAAACACATTCTTCCGTGCTAGACACGTTATTAACGGCAGTGCTGATATCAAACTTGGTATGGCATTCCACATTACATTAAACAGTATTAAAAAAGCATGGCAAGACTTTAATGGCAGTCATGTTGTGTTCTGTCTCGAAGGGCGTAGCTGGCGCAAAGATTATTATGCGCCCTACAAACGCAATCGTAGTGACGCCCGTGCCGCACATACAGAAAAAGAAGCAGAAGAAGAAAAGGTCTTTTGGGAAGCATTTGATACTTTTAAAGATTTTATTGCAGAAAAAACAAACTGTACTGTATTACAACATCAACAACTTGAAGCAGATGATTTAATTGCAGGATGGATACAAACACATCCAAATGATGATCACGTGATAATTTCAACAGACAGCGATTTTGTGCAATTGATTGCGCCAAATGTTAGACAATATAATGGTGTAATGGAGACAACTACAACGCACGAAGGCATTATAGATAAAAAAGGCAAGCGTGTTATTGATAAGAAAACTAATGAGGCTAAAGCAGTTCCAAATCCTGAATGGTTATTATTTGAAAAATGTATGCGTGGCGATCCTACTGACAACGTGTTTAGTGCTTATCCAAAAGTACGTAAAAACAAATTAGAAGAAGCATTTAACGATAGAGCAAGTAAAGGATTCGCGTGGAACAATATGATGTTGCAACGTTGGGTTGACCATAATGGTGTCGAACATCGTGTATTGGAAGATTACGAACGTAATCGTAAACTGATTGATCTTGCCGCACAAC